CTCCTGATGGCTCCTGGCGATGGTGATGACGAGGTTGGCGGTCACGGCCGTCGAGACGGCGCTGGCCGCGATGACCGCGAGGAGGGTCAGCATCACGCGCCCCCCCTCTGTTGTTGGAGCGCGAGCAGGGTCTGCACGTCGGCCACGAGCGACGTGACGGCTTCGGCGAGCTTGTCGCCGCGCTCGCACTCGCGGGCGTAGACATGCGGCTGCACCCACGTCGTTACGACCCTCCAGAGCGCATAGGCGAGCCCGAGCGCGATGCCCGAGGGGAGGCCGTAGCGGATGGCGATGTCGAGCGGGTCAGGCATGGCATCCTCAGTCTGTCGGGCCGGTCTTACGGCGTGTAGCCGCTCCACACTCCCTCGTTGGCGTAAACGCGCTGGGTGATGCGACGCACGGCGAGTGCGTCCTCATCGGCCACGAGGGACGCTGGCACGCCGAGCACGATCTTGTCGCGCGCGGGGTTGGCCTTCGAGCGTTGCGTCTCGACGACACGTATGGGCCAGGTGCGCACGGTGTTCCGCACGACATCCCGCACCCCGGCCCCGTCACCGCAGCGCACGCCTTCCACTGCGTAGGCCGCTCCAGGCCGCTGGGCGATGAGCCGCTCGAGGTCTACGAGGTCGATGTCGAACGTGTACTGCGGCAGGTTCCGGCGATCGAGCTCGTCGTTGGTCTCCACGAGCAGTTCGGCCGGATCGTCCTGGTCGGGGCTCCTGAAGACGTCGACCCGATGCCGGTAGCGCAGGTTCCCGTACTCGTCGCGGTAAGGGACGCCATAGGGCGGCGAGTCGTCCGTGCCGTCGCGCGCCTCTTCATCGCCGACCCAGTTCTGCTCGGCAGGCTTGTCGCGCGGGTCGGTGGGGGTCGTCCACACCTCGTCGGTGAACATCACGTAGCCGCCCGAGGCGGTCGACTTCCCGAGCCCGATGAGCGCGGAGACGAGCGGGCCGGCGGTCCCAGACCTCCGCATGGCGACGACGTCGCGCGCCCGCTCGAAGACGACATGCGTGTCGACGCCGCGGCGGAGCAGTAGGTCTATCTCACGACCTACGATCGCGTTGCCGGCGGTGATGCAGCGCGTGACGATCTCGAGTTTGAACTGAGCCGCGAGTTCGACGAGCGCCGCCCACACGTTTTGGTAGTCCTTGTACTCCTTCGTCCAGGTGCCCGCCCAGTCACACTGTCCGAGCGTCCAGCCCGTGAGCGCGAGCAGCCCGGTGGCGAACGTCTCGGCGCTCTCGTTGGTGTAGGCGACCGGCTCGACGATCTGTCCGGTCAGCTCGTACTGGGCGGCGTCCACGCACGTCAGCGCGAGGCCCGGCGGCGAGGTGACGTCCTCGGCGGTGTCGACGTAGAACAGGCGCGGGATATTGTCTATGTCGGGGTAGACCACCTGCGAGCCCGGCACGGCGAACTCGGCCTCGGGGGACTCACGGTCCATGCTGAAGATGACCGTATGGTAGCCGTCGACGCGCTCGGTGTGGACGTCGTCCCAGAACCGGCAGGCCGACACCGGGGCGACCATCAGCGCACCCCCCGCGGTCCGTTCGCCAGCACGCCCATGATCCGGTCGCCCTGGCAGAGCCAGATGTGGTGTATCTTCTCGGGTTGGAGGGGTGGCTGGTATTCCTCGAGACCGTATGGCCGCACGGCTATGTAGTCGGTGACGGCCTGTGAGTACGTATCCTGAGCCATGACGCAGAAGCCGACAGCGCCCGCGATGAACGGCACCGCCCCTTGAGCGATGAGCGTCGAAGCGTCCCCGCCCACCTCGTAGACGGAGAGCGTGTTGCCGTCGACGGCGACGTCGTAGTAGTCGAAGTCGGCGACGTTGGCCGAGGCCCCACCAGGGATGCCGGTGAGTATGGTCTCGCGCGACTCGTCGGCACCGTTCTCATCCTCGGCTACGACCCCCGTCACCCGGATCACGTTCACGGTCGAACCGATGCGTTCGAGCATGTAGTAGTCGGCGAGTTCGATGAGGATGTCGTCGCTCATGATGCGCGCACCGAAATACGGGCCGGAGGCGTAGTACGTCGTCGTCTTCACGATGCCCCACGCGGGACTCGTGTTGTCCGAGTGGATCTGGAGCCGGAGCGTGAATGCGGTCAGGTCGCCGATGACCCAAGGCGCGATCGCTACATAGTCGTTCGGACTCGTCTCGTTGCCGCGGGCGAGGATGCCCATGCTGTCCTGAACGGTGAGCATCCCGCAACAGTGGAAGAACTGTGCGAGTATCCACTCCTGACCCGGCACGAAGTCATCGAACCAATAGTCCGCATGGGCATAGCCGTTGGGGTTCGTGACGTTGCGAACCCACCAGTCAGGAGGGAGCAGATCAGGGAACGGCGTGACCTGCTTAGGGTGCGTAGTGTGATACGTCTGGGTCTGGTCGAAGTGCTCCTCCCACAGAGCCCCAGGCTCAGGAACGATACCCCCAGGCGGAACGACGGGAGGCTCCTCTTCGCCGGGAACGGGGTCGAGCGGATTGTCGATGTCGAGCCAGCCGACGGTGCCAGAGGCCGATCCCTCCTCGGCGTCCTCCCCCGTGCCGCCATACTCCAGTGTGCCCGTGTACTCGGTCGCCGACGTGTTGCTGGCGCGATAGCCCAGCTCAAGGACGATACGATCGCCCACCTGAGCGGTGAAATCCGCGTTCACGGTCCACTCGGCCGTGAGAACCCCCGCGAGCGAGACGGAGACCTCCACGTCGATCTTGTTGGACGCTGGAGTGCCCCGAACAGTGGATGAATCGCCTTGGGATACCCAGAGGTGGTATTCGAGTTTAAGGTCGGCCGCTGTGTCCGACTCCGACATCACGGCACAGACCCGGATCGTGGTCAGGCCTGCGATGAAATCAACAGGCTCGACCAGCGCATCGCTGACGAACCGGGCGAGTCCCACGTCCCACAGCGCGCTCGTGGAAACCTCATAGTCGGCTATCGTCGCCGTCGCGCCACTCTTCGTGGCCCCGAGCTTCCTTGTCACAGCCTCCGTGCGGTCGTTCCACGCGAGCTTCCATCCGGAGGGTTCGTAGCTGGCGGCGGCGTTATCGAGATAGAGGCGCATCAGTCCCAACACTCCCGCAGATATGCGAAGCCCGAGACGCCCACACCCTCGTCGGCCGCGATGACGACATCAGAGCTGCCGGTCCCGAGCGGGAAGTAGCCGTTGGAGAAGTTGTCGAGGTGGATGATGCTTTCCCCGCCCTGCGTGACGCGGCGCGGTTCGGCCATGTCGATCACGATCGGGATGTTCGGCACGAGCACGTAGGGGACCGTCCCCCCAGCCGAATCGTCCCCGGCGGGCTCATAGACGGCAATGCTCTGGACGCGCTGAGATGGCGGCGTGGCGGAGCTCTGCTTCGCGATCGCGATGTTCACGGACGCGAGCTGGCCGGTGTAGAGACCCTCGCCGTCCGGGAAGCCTTTCCGCAGCTGCCACACGTACTGACCGAGCGCAGCGTCCCAGCGCCCGATGTAGCACTCCCAGTTGACCCCGATGCGCTGTATGCGGACGAGCCCCGGCGTGAGGTCGGTCCACGCGCGGGGGTCCGCGGGCAGACCCTTCCACAGGTACCGGCCGGTCGAGAGGTCGCCTGCCCGCGCGTAGAACTGCACCTGGCGCATGGTCGGCCATAGGTCGTAGACGCCGAACCGGCACATGACGTCACCGTCGCCGGTCAGGCCGCAGATGTCGATCATGCCCATAAGCGCGTTGCCCGCGATCAGCTCCTCGGCTGTGTAGTAGACCGGGTCGTCGGCGAAGTTGATCGACACGTCGATGCGGAAGTCGTCGAGCAGGTCCCCGACCGTTTTTTGGACGGCGGGGCCGTGGAGTCCGGTGCCGCTGCCGTAGTCCGTGGGCGCGAAGTCGCTCGAGACGATCCCCATCGTGCCGGCGACGGTGCCCGCCTCGAACACCTCTGAGACGGACCAACCGGAAAGTGAGGAGCAGTCCTCAGAGAAGACCGGCTCCTCGGGGTCGTATGCGACCTCGTCGGCCGCCACTGGGTTCCCGAGCCGGAAGCTCACGCCGCTCGTGGCGTTCAGTATCTCGAGTCCCGTCGACTTGGTGTCGAGCACGAGCTCGAAGCGCGGGAACGCCTCCCGGCCGCCGCCATTCGCGATGACGTTCAGGCCGTCCGTTACGGCGGTTGCGGTCTCGTCGACGTCGTAGGCGAGAGGGTCGGGCGCGACGAACTGCACCGGCAGCATGTAGCGATGGTGCGAGTCGTCGGCCCAGTAGGTCCGCGTCAGCGATCCCGGTACGCAGACGGCGTAGTACTCCTTGTCCGGCTCGTGGCTGAGGCGCAGCGCCCTCGGCGTCTCAGTCAGCAGCCATGCCGCGATCGCCCGGACCTTCGCCGCAGCGCCCGCCTCCGTCATCGCGAAGAAGCTGAGGGGCACCGTGAGCACGCGCTCGCCGGTATCCACGCCCGTGAGCAGAGGCCCGGCCCTTCCCGGGATCGGCTGCAGCTGGGGCGTGCGGCTCGGAGCAAGCGGCAGGTCGAGCTCATCGGGAGGCCAGATGACCTCGACGCCCATTGTCACCGTCGAGACCTCGTCGAATGTGAAGGTGAGGCTCACTTCTCCCCCTTCGCGGCGAGTTCCAGCCGGATCCGCTGCGACATGACCTTGGCCGCCCGTCCTGCGTCGTAGTCATTGGCGAGATAGAACGTGTTCTGCATCGGGATGGTGACGCCCTGCGCCGTGGTCTGACGGCCTCGCAACGCGGATTCGATGATGCCCGGGAGCTTGTTCAGCGGCACGACCGCCTCCGGTCCGCGCTCGCCCACGATCGCGAGCATCGGACGCGTCACGACGGCTCCGGCGGCAAGCTCGGGGGGCTTGCCCGATATGCCGCCCCTCAGATAGAAGTCCAGCCCGAGACGGCTGGCGATCGCCTTCATGGTGGTGTTCAGGTTCTGCAGGTTGGCCAGCCCCGAGGTCGTCACCGTGACCTTGACGTTCTTCGAGGCGGGCAGCTTCTCGACCGACCCGCCGAGCTCCTTGACCTTATCAACAGCCCCCTCAGCCGCCCGCGCGAGGTCAGTCTGGGCGTCCCTGAGTTCGAGATAGGCCGCCTTGCCCTTCGGAGTCAGGTCGTCCGAGAACTCACCGAGAGCATCGCTGGAGTGCTTCTGCGCCTCGACCAGCCGTTCGACCTTGTCCTTGAACTGGCCGACCGGGGGGATAAGGTTAAGATAGCCGTCCTTCTCATACCCGAGCGCCGCAGCCTTCTTCTTGGCTGCATCGATGAGTGCGGCATCAGCCCGGATCTGGTCGTTCTGGGCCTTCTGGCGCGCACGGTCGTCCTCGCGGAGCCTCTGACTTTGGATTATCCCCTCGCGGTTGGCCTCGTGTTCCTCCTTGACGGCCTTATTGCGACCATCGATGGCACGCTGTAGCCCGATCTCGGCCTCGGTTCGATCCCGCACGGCCTCGATGACAGCAGGGTCGGTTTTGTCACCCTTCGCCGCCTTGAGTGCCCCGGTGACGGCCTTCTGCGCGTCCCTCAGTGTGTCCTTCGCCCGGGCCAGGTCGAGTTCACTCTGGGCTGCGTCCAAGTGGGCATTCTTGAGCCTGTCTTGGGCGACCTTCGACTTCTCCATCGCCTCCTTGATGTTCTTCTCCGCGTCTCGGAGCCGGTTCGTGGCGTCCTCGGCCCTATGGGCGGCTTCCGTCAACTCGTCATGGCCGACTGCGTAGCGCCCCAGAAGCTCTTTGTTCGTCAACACCTCTATCCCGAGCACGCCCACAGCGGTCGCGACCGCCCCCAGCGCGATGACCGCGAGCCCAGCCGGGCCCGTCATGAGAGCGAAGGCCGTGACGAACGCGGTGCCGAGCGCGGGCAGGATGGAGATGAGCCCGCCTATGGCCCAGATGATGTTCCCGACCGCGCCAGCAAGCGAACCGAGGATCACCAGGACCGGCCCGACGACGGCGATCACGCCGACGAATCCGAGTACCCCGTTGCGTATCGCAGGCGAGAGCCTCGTGAACGCATCGACGAGGCCGACAACGCGTTCGGCGACGCGCTTGATGGTCGGGATGAACTTATTCAGGGAGTTGAAGAGCTTGACCGTGACGGGCTCGAGCTTCAGCTTGATCTGGTTCCAGAGCTTCTGCAGGCTCTCTTTCCAATCGTCGGTGGCCGAAGCGGCTCCGCCGATGGTCTCATCTGACCCTTTGAGCGACTCCAGGAGCTCCTCGTAGGAAGCCTTACCGCTGCGGATCGCGACCGCGAATCCGGCGCCCCTGGCGCCGAACGTCTCGAGCGCGATCTGCCCGGCCGCGAGGTCCGTGGGCGCGTTCTTGATGCTGTCGAACAGGTTCACGAGCAGGTCCTTCGGCGACTTCGTACCATCGCCGAGCAGCTTGAGGGCAGTGGGGACGTCCTTCGCGCCGAGCTTGATAAGCTCCTTGAGCCCCTTCGCGGCGGCCGCGCTCCCGCCCTTCTCGAGTGCGGCGAGCGCCTTGTCGGCGTTCGTGATGCCGTCCTTCGAGAGCTCCGTCAGTGCCTTCTTGAGGGCGGTGGTGTCGCCCTTGGCGAGCGTCGCGAAGGTCTTCTTTAGAGCCATGAGGACCGGTCCGGTCTCCAGCCCCCCCTTCTTCAGTGTGCCCATCAGTGCCGCGGACTCTTCGAACCCGAAACCGAAGGTGCGCAGCATCGGTGCGCCGGACTGTATCTCGGAGAAGAGCTGGCCAATACCGATACCTGTTGACTGGCTCGTCTTGAAGATGAAGTCGAGCGATGTCGCGTAGTCCTTGGCAGGGACGTCGAACGCGGAGAATGCGGCGGCCCCAGCCTCTATGTTGCCCGTGAGGTCGGTCCCGGTTATCCGGGAGAGTTCGAGGTACTGCTTCGCAAGCGTCTGAAGCGGTGGGCCTGTGAGACCCAGCCGAGTATTGAGGTCAGCAATCGCGATTCCGACGTCTCCGAAGCTGGCGGGCACGGACCCGGCCACCGCGCGGAAGTCCTCTTTCAGCCCGTCGAGCAGGGGTCCGGTGGCCCCGGTGCCTATGCGTATCCGGTCGAAGGCGTCGTCGATCTCGCCGCCCAGGGCGATAGCCGCAGCCGAAGCTGCCAGGAGGGGGCCAGTGACGTACTTCGTGGCCGCGGTGCCGACGCCCTGGACGTCCTTACCGACACCCTGGAGCTTCTTCCCGGCCGCCTGGGCCTTCGCGCCGGCGTCCTCGAAGGCGTGGGCGACTACCGCGCCCGCCTTCTTGCCCGCCGTCTCCAGCCGCTTGAGCTCCTGCTCGGTGGAGACGAGCTCGCGCTGGAATGCGCGGTACTGGTCTTCGCCGATCTTGCCCGACTTGAACTGCTCCTCGACCTGCTTCTGCGACGACTTGAGTCGGTCGAGCTTCTCGCGCGTCGCCGCGATCGAGTCGCCGAGGAGCTTCTGCTTCTGCGCGACGAGCTCGGTGTTCTTCGGGTCGAGTCGCAACAGCTTCTCGACCTTCTTCAGCTCGGTCTGCGAGTCGCGAGCGCGCTTGTTGACGTCGCTAAGCGCCTTGTCGAGACCTTTGGTCTCGGCGCCGAGCTGGATGTTGATGCCTTTGATGTTGCCTGATGCCACGTCACGCCTCCCAGCGAGAGGACTCGGGGAAGAGCACCTCGAGATACCGCTTAACAGCCGGGCATAGCCCGTTGTTGTTGTGGTTCAGGAACGTCGCCTTAGCGGTCAGGACCGCCAGCCGGTCCGCGCGCGTGAACTGCTTGACGCGCACAGTCATATGGGTGTCCTCGAGGCGCGGCTCGTCGGTGAGCGCGACGTTGTAGTACACGTGCGTGACGAGCCCGTTGCCGGCCTTCCAGGGGACGCAGGCCATGACCTCCTGGTAGCGCGCGCGATCGACGAGGTAGGGGATGTGACACTCGAAGACCCACTCAGGGTGGCGGTGGCCGTGACAATAGGCGATCGTCTCCACCAGCCGCCTGCACCACGTCGACGTGTTGCGCCGCGTCACGCTCTCCTTGAGCTGTGAGGGATTCTCCTGCCAGGGCCCGAGCTCCTCGAGCGCGATCGGTCTCAGGATGTAGTGGTCGTCGGAGTTGATGACGAACTGTTTGGTGATGCCCGGCTGCTCGCAGGCCAGGAGCACCTTGCGGATGATGTTGGCGTCCTTGGGCTTGAGCGGATCGTCGCAGGGCACGTGTATGACGCCGCGGACCCACTTCGGCCTGTGACCGATGAGGTAGACGCGCCGGACCCACTCCTGGGCCGCCAGTGAGCGCAGGGAGTAGCGGAGTTCCCAGTCATCGCGCTTCAGACTCTTGTTGGCGAGCGTGTAGACGACGTCGACGCGCTTCACTCCGCCTCTCCCTTCACGTTCCGACGGCACTGCTTGATGACTGAGGCGAGCCGCTCCGGGTCGATCAGGGCCTTGCGTCTGAGGTAGTAATCCGCGACCCGCTGCTGCTCGGGTGTGACGTCCTCGCTTGCTGAGCAGGCGACACGGATCGGCTGCCCGCGTTTGTGCGAGGACAGGCGAGGCTTGGCCACGCGCTTGCCGTTGCGGATCCGCACGACGTCAGGGATCCGGCCGATGATGCGCACGGGCCTGCCTGCGGCGAAGGCATAGACCGTCGAGGTCCCCACCTCGTTGGCGGCGACGTAACGGTTCGTGTCGAAGAGCGCGATCAGGCGGAACAGGAACTCGGGATCATCCCTGCCGCCGTTCGTCACGCAGGTGATGCCCCGTGAGGTGAACGGGCGCTGTTTGGCGACGTCGTTCGGATGGAGGCAGACGGTCACGGGCTGGTAAGGATCCGGAAGCGCCGCGAGCTCCGTCGCCAAAGCGTCCAGGTCGGTCTCCAGCTTCGTGCGCTTCGTCGAGTGCGCGAGCATGAAGAGCGTCCCGGATGAGGGCCGCTCCGGACGCTTCACGAGCGCGAGCGCATAGACGAAGGGCGACGCGGAGGGGATGACCCTGCACCCGGCCTTGGCGTATGCATGGTCCAGATAGGCCGGGTAGGACAGCGCGGTCATCCCGTGCTCGGTCCTGGGAACCGTCGTCTCGTTGTAGCGGATGCCCTCCGGGATGACGAACCCCAGCCGCTGTTCGGGCACGCCGGCGTAGCGGCACAGGATGACCGAATGGCCGTAGATGCGGTTGTTCGGGTGCACCCCTCAGCCGCGCTTCCTCAGGTACCCCATCGGGTTCCACGTCAGGAAGAAGTGCTCGCGGTCGCGATCGGCTGTGAAGCTGCGGTCCTCGGCGAGGAAGGTCTGGATCGCCTCGTAGGGCCCTTGGGGCCATTTCTTGTGGCGGTCGAGGCCGTGGTTGGCGATCGAGTCCTCGACGATGAAGTAGCCACCGGGCTTCACGAGCGGAGAGTAGAGGCGCAAGACGCCGAGCGTGTTCTCGTAGGTGTGCGCGCTGTCCTCGACGACCATGACCGACTCGTCGGGTCCGATACGGGCCGCGACGGCGGCAGCCATCTCGCACGCGGGGCCTTCGACGAACTCCGTCCGAGGGTGTACCAGCACCTCCGGGGCGAGCTTGGAGTGGTCGACGTCGACGCCGATGATGCGCCCGTGGTCCAGTGAGTCGAGCCAGTGCGCCATCATGAGCGCGCTGCCGCCCCACTTGTTGCCGATCTCGATGATGACGTCAGGCCGAAGCTCTACCAGGAGCTCCTGGTAGACCCACGCGTCGAGCGGGCTCTTGTAGGTCCTGACGCCGAAGTAGGACGTGTGCTCGAGAATGCCCTTCTGCATGATCGGCAGCACACCCGAAAGGCGGGCCCGGAGGGCCTCTTCCATGCGAACGGGCGCTGGGGACGGCTTGGCCACGATGACCCCTTACCGGAGGAGGTTGTCTATGTCGGCTTGGGTCGCCGGTCGCTCCGCCCCGGTCTCGTTGCCGAGGAAGACGTCCGCGTAGGAGGCCAGGTCGCGGACGCGGAGCAGGGCGATCTCGGCGAGCGACAGCCCGGCACGCTTTCCGACGGCTATCCAGTCGAGGTCGAGTCGGTCAGAGAACCCCTCGGCCCCGCCCTTAGAGCTTCGGCTGCTTGCTCCCGGCTCCAGGAAACAGACCCTCGGCGGCGACCTCGAGCGCCGCCAGGAGGAAGTCCTCGTCTAAGATGTCCACACCATCAAGCGATGCGAGCCAGTCCGCGAACGGCGGCCACGACTGTGCCGGGAACTGCGCCGCCTTGGCCATCGCCCACACGAGCTGCAACACGCCGAGCACATCGAAACCGGACTCGGCGACGTCTTCGAGCGTGACCTGTCCGGCATCGAAGTCCTTGGTCGCCAGGACCGCGAGCTCGAGGATGGTCTTGCCCTTGCCCTCGGGGAAGGCGGAGACGAAGCCCGACATGACACGCAGGTAGTCCCGCGTCATGTCGGACCCGAACTCCTGGCGGTAGAAGAGCTGCGCTACCGGCGTGGACGTGACCGGAAGGCCCGTCTCGCCGACCTTCAGTTCACGCACGGCTAGACCGAGTCCTCGACCGGCGTGTACACGGCCTCGAAGAAGCCAGCGTACTCAGCGGTGTTGGTGTCCGACTCCTGCATGACGGCCTTGGTGACGGTCATGTCGCCGATGACGATCGGGGTGATCGTGAGCCGGATCGTGTCGGTAGCGGGGGTGATCGTCGCTTCCTTCGTCTTCTCCTCGCGCTCGGGCCTTGCGGCACGGCACTCGTAGTAGACGAAGCGGCGATTCTTGTCGTCGCCCTCGACCTGGCCCATGAGCGCGAAGGGTGCGGGCAGCGCGTCGGCGTCCTCGACGAGCGCGCCGTTGGCGTCCTCGACCCAGTTCAGGATGTCGGCGAGCACCGCGTCGGGGATGAGCGCGGTCTCGAGGTCTGCGGTGTAGCCGTTGTTGGTCGTCGCCGTGAAGTAGACGATGTTGTCGGCGTACTGCTTGACCTCTTCACCCTCGGTCGTGGGCTTGAATCCGATGACTCCCGGGATGGCGACCGGGGTATCCCAGGTCGGCTCCCCCGCGGAGTCGTCGTCGAGCCTCATCGCTATGTGCAGGTTCTTGAGGCCGTAGGTGATCTTGTTCGCCATTACCTTCTGTCCCTTCTGACGTGGAAGAACCGCCCGACGGGCGGTTCCTTGGGGCCGTGCTGTCAGTGCTTCTAGGAGCTGTCGTCGCTCGCCTCAGCCATCACGGCCTCGATCGAGTAGACGACCTCGACGAGCCGCTCCTCTTCGATCCAGAGCTCGGCCCTGGTCCAGGTCAGGCCGAGGCTCTTGAGTACCGCCGTGAGGTCGGCCTCGAGCGTGAGATCCTTCTTTTCGGTGTAGACCTCGACGTCGAAGCCCGATATGGGCACGTAGTTCTCGTCATCGGCCATGAGATCGGCCGAATCGGCGAACCGGTAGCAGATGAAGGGCGGCTCGACGGCTTTGCGGAAGGCGGCATAGGCCGTCTGGCAGACGCTGGAGAGCGCCGTGTAGAGCTCGGCTTCAGTCACTTCCCGGCCTCTTTCACGGCGTCCTCGATCCGGTTGACGACTTGCTGCTTCGCGAAGTCCTCAGCCAGCCCGATATGCGGATACGCCTGAACGCGCCCGCCTCCGCGCTTCGCATGGCCCTTTTCGAGAAGGTGCGTGACTCGATAATGCGGTTTTCGGCTGTACACGACGTAGTGACCAGGGTAGAGCTTCTTCTTGGCCCAGGATTTGGCGTACTTGCCCTTGCGGACGGGTGCCGTCTTGCGCAGCACATCGACTGTCTCGCCTGCGGTCTTCTCGACCGCTTCGTCCACGCGCTCGGCGAGGTCGCTGCTGAAGGCCACGAGCTCCCGTGTGATCGTGTCGGCGATAGCGTCCACCTTGACCGTTTCAGCCATCAGACGGCCCTCTCGGAGCACATAAGGGTCATCTCGAGGGCTCCAGGGGCGCTCAGGGGCGCTTCGACCGCGAAGATGCGCTCTCTGACGGTCATCACAGCCGCCACAGGGATGTCGAAGCTCGGAGTCGCCAGCTTCACCTTGTGCGAGACCTTCGCCTCCTCGCCGCCGGCAAGCAGGAACTCGCGGGCCGACAGCGGTTCGACCGAGACCCACGCGCGGCCGATAACGGTCAGTGCATCGGAGACGTTGCCGATCTCGTCGGTATCGTTGCCCGGGACGCTGAAGACGGCCCTCATAGGGTACTTTCCGGGGTGCATCTAGCCCTCTGAGGCCTCGGGAGACGCCGTTTGGGCCATTCGGTGCGTCTCGATCGCCGCAGCGATCGTCCGCTTCGTGGTGTCCACATCCGAGAGCATGACACCCTCTGCCGCGACCACTTCTGCGAGCTCGGCGAGGTTCATCCTCGACAAGGGCTTCGACGGCGGCGTCTCGACCTCCCGCGCGGATGGCGCCGCGACGGGTTCGAGCCTGTCGCGTGTCGGACCGAGGAAGCGCCTGCTCATGAGGTGAGCAGCCCGGCCGGGGTCATCCGTGTCGTACATGGAGCCCCTGAGGTGCGAAACGCCGGTGAACTTGTCCCGGAAACGCTTGAGAACGGGGTATCTCACGTCTGATCGTCTCCTTCTGGGCTATCTGAGCTGCAGGAGCACGGCGGTCATCGCGGCGTCCAGCTTGCTCTCCCCGCCGCTGAAGATGATGCTCACGTACAGGCTCACGGCGAGGTCGTACTGGGCGGTCTTCTCTTCGTCTTCCGCCGGATCGGGACGTGTCACGCCGGCACCAGCCACATAGGCCTTCGCGGCGCCCACGAGCATCCAGACGGTCGGATCGTTGTCCTCAAGGCGCAGGAACTCCTGGACACGGCGCAGAAGCAGGGCATCGGGAGAATCATCCGCCAGCACGATGACCGTCTCGGTGTCCGTGAAGGCCCGGCCGTCGGGATCCGTGCCCTTCCATGTGAGCAGGAGCGTACCCGCCGCGGCGATCTCGGTCCCGAGCGCCTCGAGCGCGTAGCGGGCGTTCTCCTCGTCCCACTGCGGGGTATCTGCGATGGTCACCGCGGCACCGTTCAGCACGCCCGAGACGCTCTCGATCGTGGGTTGCACGGTGCTGTCGTCGACATCGATACGCGTGTAGTACAGCGGCCTGTCACAGCCTGCTATGAGGACGTTCGGAATCATCGCCGGTCCCTTACGGTCCGGTGGCGGGAGCCGTCAGGGCTCCCGCCACCTCGGACATGTCCGGTGCTAGGCGCTGGCCTCGACGACGGCGAGGCGGAACGCGCTGTTGAGCAGGCGCTGCTGGTCGAACCACGCGGTGAGAGCGAACGTGGTGTCGCCCGTCTTGATGTTCTTGTCGGACTCGTAGGTGGGCGTGCCCTCGTAGTTCAGGCCGCAGTAGTTGAAGTCGCCCACGACCGGGGTCGTGGCCAGGTCGCAGAACACGACCGGGTAGCCGAGGACGGCCTCCGGGGGTGCCGTGAAGAGCGTGGCGTTCCCGTTGGCGAGCTCCTTGACGATGGACGTGTAGTCCACCCTGCGCATGAGGATCTTGGCGTTCTCGCGGAAGTCCTCGTGCAAGTCGTCGAGCGCCGCGGTGATCGCGTCGTAGAAGCTCTCGCCGGTGACCTCCTCGATCACGTTACCCGAGGAATCGTCCTCGTAGAAGGACATGTGCTCCTCGTCGGCCGCCGCCGTGGTCGAGAAGCTGACCTTCTTCTCCTTGGCCGCCAGGCCGGAGCGCAACGCGTTCTCGACGTGGTTCACGAGACCGACGTCGGAGCCGTTGAGAATCGAGTCGGAGATGTCGCAGAACACCTTGCTCTTGAAGCGGCCGAAGCTGACCTTGTCACCGGAGGCCGCGAGCTCCTTGGCGGTGCTGTCGTCGCCGACGAAGTCATCGTCGTCCAGTGTGTAGGAGATCCTCGGGAGCTCGAGGCCCACGACGTTGGACAGCCGGATGATGTCGCGCAGCGGGTTGGTGGTGAACGGCTCGCTGATGAGGTCGTTCGCGAGCTGCGTGGGCAGGAAGTTCTCGCCGCCGGACGCTCCGCCGGCCGGGATGGCCTGCAGCGTGTTCAGGACGTCGCGCGAGGGCTCCTGGCCACGTGCGACGGCACGGTAGAAGGCGGCCTTCGCGGTGATGTAGCGGTCCTTGTCGTTCTTCGGCGCGGCGGCCTCCTGGTCGGCGAGGCGGATCGCCGCCTCGGCCTCGAGGCGACCGACCTCGGCCTGCATCTCCGTCGCGCGGTTCAGCAGGTCGTCACGCTTCACCTTGAGCTCGGCGTGGGTCTCGGGATCGGAAGCGGCGCTCGAGAGCGCCTCCATGTACTCGGTGTTGGCCTTGACGTGCGCTTCCGTCACCTCGGCCAGCTTGCCCTTCAGTGTAAACAGGTCCACGATCGTTCCCTTCTCCTATCGCGGCCACGAGATAAGGCCGCCTCGGCGGCGGCCCTGGGTGGCCCTACGGTTGGTCACGCGCTACAGGCGCGCGCGTATCGCGGCGACCTCCTCGGCCTGCCGCTGTGACTCCGCGAGCTCGCGTTCGACGTCCTCGGCCTTCGGCTCCTCGTCGCCCCTGGTGTCAACGCCCTTGGCGAGGGCAGCTTTGACAGCCTCGGAGACATCTGGAGCCGCGGCGAGCACGTCGCGTGCGCGCGCCGCGAGGGGCACGGCATCGATGACCACGTCCACGAGGCCTATGTCAGCGGCCTCCTGCGCGGTGATCGGCATATCGAGGGCGAGGAGCTCTTTGAGTTCCTCTTCCGAGATGGTCGGACGCTTCGCCATGTAGGAGGTGAGGATCATCGGCTGCAGGCGGTCACAATAGTCCGCGAGCTCGCGGAACTCCGCGGCGTTGAAGTAGCCGCAGCAACCAGCGAGCACGTCGTGGTAGTGCAGCATCACGTTGGCCGGGACCGTGATCTCGTCGCAGGCCCCCAGCAGCACCGTCGCGGCGGAGGCCGCGAACCCGTCCACGTAGCCGTTCTTCGTCGCGGGGTGACGGTTCAGCTCGGAGTAGATGGCGAGCGCCTGGGGGAACGATCCGCCCAGGGAGGCGACGTACAGGTTGATCCGCTTCACGTCGCCGGCAGCCTGGAGCTCATCGCGAAGCGACACGGCCGAGACCTCAGGACCGTCCTCGCCGTACCACCAGCGGTCCTCCTCGAAGATGATGTCGCCGTAGACGTAGACGTCCACCTCACCCTCGGCGACGTTCTTGATCTCCCAGACCTTGTGGGGCTGTGGCAGGGTGGCGAGTCTCAGGGTCTTCACGCTCACGATGGCTCCTTACCTCGGGATCGACTCTGTCTTGGCGCCGACGGGCGAGATGTCGCGGCTCATGTAGTGCTTCAGGCCGGCCGCCGCCTCTTCGCCCTCGTAGGGCGGCAGCTCCTCCCACGCGCAGACCTGGTTCGGCGTGAAGGCACCAGTGCGGATGCCTTTGAAGTAGAAGTCCATACGCGTGGTCATGTCGGCGCGCAATAGCGCCGTGATGTTGAGCTTGAAGTGCAGGCCGCGGCTGCGCTCGGCCGGTGTGAGCAGTTTGCGATCGAACTCGGCTTCGTACTGCACGGCGATCGGCATGATCGTCTCGGTGACGTAGCGAAGCGCCTCCTGCTCGCGCGAGTTGTAGCCCGTGGCGTCGGGATCCGGCAGACCGAAGACCTTGGCGACGCGGGCGTTGGTGATCTTCTCGACGTCGAACACCTTCGTGTCCAGGAACTTCTGCTCGATCTCGCGGATCTTCATGCCCGCGTGCTCGAGCAGCACTCCACCGTTCTCGGCGTAGAAGGCCTTGAAGGCGTCCAGGGCGCGCTTGAGGTTGCTGTCCGCCTTGATCGACCCGTCCTCATTCATGCCCGTGTCGAGCATCGTGCCGAGGGTGAGGACGAAGGATGCTCTCACCGAGCTCTCGATCTGGTCGAGCGAGAAGGTCCTGACCTTCGCGTCGAAGTCGATGGTCCCAGCGAGCACGTCGAGCGGGCTGATGCCCTTGTAACTGATGCCGGAGAGCCCGCCCGTCGTCGAGATGTGCTTGACGTGGAGCATGTCCCTGTTGTGGACGTAGTACCGGCCCTTGTCGCCGTCGATCCTGTACCACAGCTCGCGCGAGACGGCCTCGATGACCGGCTCGACGCGGGTCGGGTCGAGCGGATGGAACCCGTCGACCTGGGCCCTTGTGTCGTAGCTCTTCAGGGCGTAGCCGTTGCCGGCGGAGTTCCGCAGCGCCTCGAGAAACGTCATGAAGCCCACGCGGTGCATGTTGGGGTTGGGGCCGTAGGTGAGGAGCTCGATCGCGCTGTTCGTCTGGCGCCGGTGCTCACCGTCGAAGAGTCCGACGGGCAAGGTGCCCAGGGAGTTGGAGAGCTTCGATACGGCCGCGAAGATCGTCTCCGATGACGCGAGCGTGGTCGCGTTGCGGTTCGCGAAGATGTTGGTCGGCCAGAACCACGTACGGAAGGCCGTGGGCCAGTCGGCGGCTGCGTTCCTCACCCCGGCTATACGCACCCCGACCCAGCGCCTCAGCGTTCTGAGAAAGGCCATGCTAGAGGTCCTTCCGACTAATGAAGGTCACGGGCGCCGCATTGGGGGCCAGGACGGGGATCCGCATGGTCTCGGTGTGGGCGTTGAGCCATGCTGCGAAACCGTCTATCTTGCGGTAACGCCCCTGCTTGGTGGGCAGCCAGTTGCCGTTCCGGTCGTCGACGAGCTTCACGTTGTTGATGTACCAGCGCAGGAGCGGGTCGCAGTTCGAGATGACGCGACCGCCCAGGAGGTGCTCCTTGATGTCCTTGAGCGCCGGCGAGAGCGTGATCGAGCCCTGGCGCACGACCTTCGTCCAATCGGGCCCGCCGAGCAGCTGCAGGTCGTTGACGAGCCGGTAGGCGTTCGCGGGGTCGTAGGTCACCAACAGGATTGAGTAGAGCTTGGTCGCCTTCTCGAACCATTTGTAGACGCGTCTGTGGTCGACGTAGGACCCCGGGCAGATCGTCAGCAGCCCGGCCGTCTCCCATTCGAGGAACGGGATGTTCTCGTTGTCGCGCTTGACCTTCTCCTCGGGAACGAACGAGTGCGAGAGCACGAACAGCTGACCGTCGTCGAGGGGAAACTCGAGACACGCGCTCGTGAAGTCCTCGGTGTTCGAGAGGTCGAAGCCGCCGACGCAGGTCCGTCCTTTGAGCTTGGCGACGTCGTAAGTCTCCTCGTTCCGTTTGAGGACCTCGATCGGGACGAAGGGCTGCTCCGAAGAGCGCACGAAGACGTTCAGCCGCTTGGTGATGAAGTCGCCGCGCTCGGCCGGGACGTGCTTGCGCTCCTCCCACTCCTTGATCATCTCGTCGAGCTGGACCGAGATCCCCATGTTCGGGTTGGCCTTGACCCAGCACGCCGGGTCGTCGACGTCGTCTTCCTCGTCGATCTCGGCCAGGTAGTAGAACGTCCGCTCGTCGGGGACCATGCCGTCCAACACGTCGCATCCGTGCTCGTACATCTGGATCAGCGGACCGGTGATCACGAAACCCGCCGTCGTGATGTAGAGGATGAGCGACTGGCGCCGGGAGCCGGTCGAGTTCTTGATGACGTTGATGAGCTTGTAGTTCTTGTACTCGTGGACCTCGTCGAACACACCGAGGTGGCAGTTCAGGCTATCGAGCGTCTCGGAGTCCGACGCCAGCGGCATGATCTTCGAGTTCGTGGGGTCGAAGTGGATCGCGTCGTGCCGCGCCCGGAACCACCGATTGAGCTCCGGCGAGCCCTTCACCATCGCCGTGCACTCGTTGAACGTGGCCTCACGCGCCTGCTTGAGCGCGTTGGCGAGCTGGTAGACCCGGGCGCCGCGCTCGCCGTCCTTCGAGGCGCAGAAAAGGGAGAGCCCGGACGCGAACTTCACCGACTTGCCTTGCTTGCGCGCCACAAAGATGAGCCCGGAGCGGAACCGCCTCAGCTTCGTCCGCTTATCGAGCCAGCCGAACAGCGAGCCGATGATGAAGTGGTCCCACGGCTGGAGCTCGAGCTTCTCGAAGTCGCCTTGCGAGGGGACGCAGAACCGCTCCATGAACTCGATCGGGCGATACGCCGCCTCGGCGTCGAAGTAGTACGGGTACTCCTTCCGCTTGGATCTCTTCAGATCGTCCAGGTGGCGCTGGCAAGCCTGGATGACGCGCTTCGAGGCGACGACCTTGCCCGCGACGACGTCCTTGGCGTAGTTGGTGGTCTGCAGGCCGGCGCTAGAAACTCTCGAAGTCGTCGCCACGGATCTGCCCACTGTCATCGGGGTCCTCTTCAGGCTCGGGTACTCCGGCACGGGACAGACCCAGCCTGTCGAGCAGCACGAGCTTGAGCCGGGCGACGCGGATCGACTCCGAGGTACCCGTCGGACGCAGACAGTTCACGCTCGCCAGGAGCAGCACGGCCTGTCGCAGTCGGGGCTCATACCGGTCGCCGAGGAGACGCTTGATGCGCTTGACCTCTTTGTCATCAGCCACAAGCGGGGTTCGCCTCTCTTTTTCGCGCGGTGCACGACGTGTTTGAAGAAGATCTC